AGCAGTCGCATCCCATTCTACTTTTTTGATCTCATTATTTTGATAGGTTCTAGTATCTAGAGGTATATCATTCTTGAAGACTATCAAAAATGTATCTTTATTGGAGTCCTTACCTACTGGCGGAGTTACTGGCATGGCTCCAGTTCTGACTAAGTTCATGTCGCTTTCATCAAAAAGAGTAGCTATAAATGCTTCTTGAATATTTTTAATGTCAGTTGACTCATGCACTCGGATCACGCGATTTTTACCACTGCCTTTACCGCCGATTTGAAAGACCCAAATTACCCAATAAACCACCTTTGTGTTTGTGCTGTCACCCTCATCATAGGTAATCTTGAAAACATAAAATGCTCCTTCTTTCAGATTATTAGATCCCGAAGGGGTAAAGAATGGCTTTTCATCATCTTTATCAGCTTCTTTATTACTTGTTTTTTTATTACCAGTAAAGTCACTTTTGCTTATCCACTCTATATTGAAATACTTCCTTGTTAAAGCATTAGCAGCATCTTTGAACTCTCCTTGCAGACTTAGCATCTTGTTGATGAACTCCATCAAACTAATACCAGAGCCCTTAGAAACCTTGTTAAATTCTGTATCTGCTTCGACCTTGCCTTGTTCCTGATCAGTATTTGTTTCCTTTTCTGCTTTGGAGACAAAGTTTATATTTGCTAAAACAGCTCTGTACTTTGGGTCCTTAATAATGTTATTAACAATTCCCTTCCATTTCTCAAAAACCTTTGTGGCTGCCCAAGGGCCTCTATTTGGTGTGTAATAATCGCCTTCTCTACTTGCATCAGCTCTGCCTTCTGACTTACCGGATCCTATAAATTGATATTCCCTGAGAGTTTTTTGAGATACTCTACCACCTGGTCTTCCTGAAGGAATATAATCAGTTGCATAAAGATTATAAGCTCGTCCAAATATATCAATAATTTTCAGGATAGGATCTTCATCAGGATCATCGGGTTTTCCTTTCTCTAATATCAAATAAGATTCGTTAGCAGATTTAGATTTTCTTCTTGGGGTAATATCGATTTCAACCGGTGCCTTCTCAATTTTAGTCTTATAATTAGCTACATCTTCTTCTTTGAATACCCATTTATCCTGTTCGCCTTTTTTGAAAAATTTGAACCAGGCTATTCTTATTTCGTCTTTTTCTCTTTTTTTGTCTTTTTCATCTCCTTGATCAGTTACAGTTTCTTCTTTTTCTGTATCTTCAGTCTCAGAGTCTCTTTCAGCTGCGTCAGCTCTTGCAGACGCTAATAGGTCGGCTCTTTCATCTTCTTCTAGAACAAGTCTGAACTGATCGTATCTAGTTACAAAAGAAGTTTCCATTATCTTAACTGCACCTTTTTTCCATGCTTCTACCATTGCATCAAAAGACTTCAAATACTTTTCCACAAAGTTTCCAACTCCGCCCTTAGTATCATTTTTAAGTGCGGCAATATCTTTTCCTTTTAGTTTCAAAATGGCAAGAGCGATCTGCGAAATTATTGTAGCTGCATCATAGACTTTTTTCTCTGAAGGACTCATCTGCCTTTCAAGCATTTTAGAATCTTTAGCCTTAATTCTCTTAAGAGCTAAACGACCGATCTCTACGATATCGGATTTGGCTTGCGTTGGATTATTTTTACCATCTACCTTATTTTGTAATAAGTCATGTAAATACTTTACATGATTTTTGAATAGCTGCTCATTTGATTCTTTCATTTTCTTGAAAACATCAACTATTTCAGACCAAGTATCGATAGAAGCGTAGTCAATTTTTGGAATAATTACTTCACTCTCGAATAGCTTATCGAACATATTCCAATTAGTGCCGCTCGATCTCTCTTCCTTTTTCTCTGTCTTACTTTTAAGCACAACATTTAATCTTTCTACTTCTTCTGTATAATGCTTATCAAGTTCAGACTTTTTTAGATTTTGATATGTGTATTTTGCTAATCTGGCTTGTGCTGCTTTAGCCTTAATCTGATCAACTGTGTCTTCTCTTAGCTTTTTATAATTGTTATCATCGAAATAAGTCAATGATTTAAGATGTTTAAGTTCAAGTTGAAACTCAGGTCCTTTCGGAACACCGTATACAAGTTTACGAACCGATACAGAACTAGGTTGAACTTTTGTAACTTGTGCAAACTGAACTAGTCCTGCATCTTCGCCTTTGACTTGTTTCCAGGCTACAATATCACCAACTTTTTTTTCTGTGTCTATTTTAACAGTGCTGGCTTTTATGTTAGAAAGAATAGATAAATAAGCAGATATAAAATTCTTTGTTTCATTGTAGAACTGAAATTTTGTCTTAGTCTCAGTTGATACTTCTTTCTCTCCATCTTTTTTTCCATCTTCTTCATCAGAGTCCTTTTTATCTTTCTCTTCAGATTCAGATCTAATCAAATTTGATAAAAACTCATCTCTATCATCGTCAGTGATACTTTCGTCTTTTGTATATGTGATTTTAAGCAATTCTGCTCTAAAACCTTTAAGTTTAGCAATTAGTTCTTCTTTATTTTCTATTACAGAATCTGATAGTTCAGATAGTGCTAGCTGAATAAGCGACTCTTCTTCTAATTCTTCTGAGTCTTCTACGTTTTCTGCTTCGAATATCTTATCTAAGTAATAAATATTGTTATTTAGAGAATTATTTATTGGCCCTGTTCCACTTCTTCTAAATTGTTCTGGTGTCAATAAGACTTTGAGCCGTATAGTTATTGAGCTATTGGACATCACCACTTCGTAAATTCTAGCCAAGATATAATAAATAAAATATTTCTGTGCCTCGAAAACATCTTCTTCGGATATTACCTGCTGAACTAATCGGTCCAAATAATCTTGTAATTGTTCGCCCAAGATATCAAGCCTTGATGCGTTTCTATTTATAGATAGCTTTCTTAAACTAGAATTAATTAATCTACCGATTAAGGAACCACCCCAAGTAATTTCATTTTGAAAGGCTTCGTTAATTTTTGTATCAATTTTTTTATTTTTAGCAAATTCTAAAAATGATTCTTTAGATTTGATATACTTCATTTGGTTAATGATTTTTTATATATATAAAAAAAATAATTTCTATTTTTATAAATTTATATATAAAAAAAAGTAAGATACTATGAGAAACATACAAGGATTTTCAAAATTTATGGAAAATTTTAAGAATCCATTCAGAAAAGAAACTAGAGAAGAAAAGTGGAAAAGATTTCTTGAAGAATATGAATTGTTGATAACAGATCTTGATGGGAAAAAGATAGATATCAGCACCGATAAAACAGAGGAATTCAGAATTTACTACGAACCAAAAAAAGATTCTGCGCCTTATGACAAGAAACTTTTGATTGGTGCTGTTAGAATAGTGATGGATAACTATTACAGAATTGATAACCTGATGCTTCATTATTATGTATATGAATCAGTGACCGACAAAAGGATGTTGAGAAGGGACTTTTCTTATGTAGAACCACGCTGGTTTGATGAACCGCATTTCGGAACTGAGAAAGAGCTAATGAATGCGCGAGAAAAACCGATGGGCAGACTGAGTTTCAATGCTAACCCGTCAAAGACTTATCAAGAACAACGCATACAATTACTTATGAATATCCTAAACACATGGCAAGGCACCACTTTTCCAGGATATAAAATATACTCCAGTAATTTCAGAGCACAAAATAATTAATTATCAATGAAGCATATAATAAGTTATGATACACATAGTGAAAAAAAATTTGAAAATTGGCTAACAACACAATTCAATAAAGTGAGAAGTTTGATTAGAGGTCACGTTTTCATGGAAGACTACTTGAAAAAAGAATTCAAAAAAAAACTTGATCACTACGATTTAACACTTGTTCAAGAAAGTAAATCTAACATAAATTTTTTTCATGATGAAAGACTTGTAGGTTATATAAGACCGAGAAGGACACCGAGGACCTATTATCTAGTAATATTTGTGTATCTTGATGAATTAATAGCACCAAAATCAGAATACGAAAGATATCCAGGAACAAACGTCTCTACTCAAGATACTAGCGTTACAGAAATTATTAAATCACAAAAAAATGATGCTCCTTTTGGAACCACAGAAGTGAAGATATCAATGTCGAAATCTGAGCTGATTGGATCATTCATAAAATGGTGGGGAGATTGGTCGAATTCGGGTAGAGAAGCGGATGAAAACCCATAAATCAGATATATAGGAAATGATCGGAGAAAGATTTAATTATGAAGACTGTTTCCTTAGAGATTTAACTGTTTGTGTCTTAGATACCATAGAAGGTGAAGTCAAATGGATCAATAGATTCTCAAGCGGCGATAGAGAAGTAAAAGTTCCTTTCTATTACTCAATGACTGGTGACGAAAGGTTTTTATTAGATTCGTTTACTGATGATGTTGTGTCAGATAGCAGATATGTAGAGCTAAACACTGACATAATTCCTAGAGGACATATTACAATGACAGGTTTTGATATTCGAAGCGATGAATTTGCCAACCCTAACGTTTGGCTTAGAATGGTAGTCGAAAACAAAACAGAGGTTAAGAAAATGCTCACAAAGATAAGAGCAGTTCCAGTATCAGTAAAGTATAGTCTCAGTATAATACTAAATAACGAAATAGATACATTTAAAGCCAGCCAAGCAATTATCGATACATTGTGGCTTTATAGATTTATGTATTTTGAACATAACTTTATGAACATAGATGCAGTTATGCTTTTACCAGATTCTAATCAAGTTGAAATCAACAGAGAAAAAAATCTAACTTCAGATAATACTATTAAGCTAAATTGCGATTTCGAGGTTCAGACATACTATCCAGCCTTCAGAAAAGATAATAATAACCAGCTTATAGAACCGAAGAGAACAAAGTGGTTCAACAATATAGTTGAGGCGAGGAATATAGGACAAAACATGACCACAGACTTGAATTTAGATAAAGGAATAAAGAATAAAAAATAGAAAAAAATCATATTTTATTATTTATATATACAGAAAGAAAAAATAAAAATCATTTTACTATGAAGAATATTAAGCTTGAACTATTCAATTTTAAGAAAAATCTAGATATGGATCAAGAAGACGTAGCAGTAATTGTTGAGTCTTTTATGAACATGTGCGGAGAAATCTCCGAAAAACAAATCGTCTTATCTCTCAACGAAAGATTAAGACCATTCACTTTCGATAAGCAGGTCAGATCGTTTCTCGAGTCACTCAATATCGATATGAAGGAATATCAGTTGGTTTATGAACTTAAGCATTTATATAATGTTCTAAACGGCAAAAATCAAGGCGAACTTTTAAGACAACCAATCAATGTTCTATTACAAACTATTAATCTTGAGAGTGATCAAGATAGAATGGCTAAAGTTCTTAATGAACTCGCTATTTATGATTGGGTTCCCGAAATCAAAGTATTTGTCCATAACCTAACCAAATCACCCGAACAAAGAGCAAATCTCCTATCTGGCGGTAAAGCTGAATCTATCTATACCATCGTTGAACAAGTAGAAGCTGGATATCTTTGCCTTATTAAAGAATCTTGGTTTCTCTTAACAGAGAACGATGTCGAAAAAACTCTTCTAGAAAATCATGTGACTGACACAGATAAACTCAGGTCTTTAAGAACACTTGAGACAGCTATGAAATTCGCTAGAATTTCTGAAGCTAGAGTTGATTTCAGAATTTCAGAAAATCTAACCGTTGGTCTAGCAGTAAATAAAAAAGGTTCAATTTTCATCAATGATGATGAGCTAAACGCAGAAACAACTCTAGAAAGTTTGTTCAATTCTCCTATCATTCCTATCGTTAATAAGAATTTCTATCCTGTAATTCTAGAAACAAGCAAAAACATCGATAAGTTTGTTGAGCTTGATATCGTGAAAAAAGTTTCTAATCTAATTAACCCTCATCTAGAAGCCTATGCTTTTAACTATAAAAATGCTACATATCTTTACAGATTTGATGAAAGATACGGTGCTAGCTTATATAAGTATGAATCGGCAATTGAATTAGTAAATGAAGTAAAGAATGAATTGAATTTCGATTTAACTTATTTCTATGAGAATAAACTTGGTAAAGAAATGATGACTAAGCGTAAATTAGAAGATAAAGAAAGAGAAATCGAGCTTAAGTTGGAAGATGTTAAATTCAATATCAGCAAAGTAAAAACATCAATCGAATACATCGGTGAATCAAAAGTTCTAAATGAAGCATTAACAAACCTAGAAAAAAGAAGAACTGTTCTTGAAAAAGATCTACAGTCAGTTAAAGAATCTCAATACAAGGAAAGAGTTAAGAAATAATCTAATGAAATAAAAATCAAATCCCAATCGAAAGGTTGGGATTTTTTTGTAGTAGAATATGAGAAAACTTGATTTCAATAAAACAATAGAAGATTTGAACTTGAATTATGACTTTAGTAAATTCGATTACAAAGATGTAAATACTAAATCCATAGTAATATGTTGTAAACATGGAGAGTTTTTAACTTCACTTAAAAGATTACAAAAAGGGCAACGTTGTCCGAATTGCTACAAAGTAAATAAAGTATTCTCAAAAAAAGACTTTATAGAAAAAGCAAATTCGATACACAATAGCAAGTATGATTATAGCATTTCCTCTTATACAAAATCCACGAGCAAAATAGAGGTAATATGCAAGCTACATGGAATATTCAGACAATTTGCTTCAAACCATTTGAAGGGATGGGGATGCCCAAAATGTAAGATCGAGAAACAGAAAAGTATTTTCATAGATAATGCAAATAGAATACATCTGGGTAAATATAACTATTCAAAAGTAGAATATATCAACAATAAAACACATATAGAAATAATATGTAAAAATCACGGATCTTTTTTTCAGAGACCAGATAATCATTTGCAAGGTAACGGTTGTCCGAATTGTTGCAGTTCAAAAGGGGAGAAAATAATAGAAAGCTTCTTATCAAATAATAAAATAAATTTTGAACCACAGAAGAAGTTTGATGAGTGTAAATATAAATATAAATTAAGATTCGATTTTTATTTACCAAAATATAATATATGTATAGAATTTGATGGAATACAACACCACAAACCTATCAAGATTTTCGGTGGCTTTAAAAATTTAGAAGAAAATATAAATAAAGACACCATAAAAGATAACTTCTGCAAAATAAATAATATAAAATTATTGAGAATAAATTATTTGCAGGAAGAAAATATAGAGAACTTAATCTCGAGTTTTCTAAAAAAAATAATAAATTCAGATGTATCTACAGAATAAAGACCTTTATGTTGAAATCGTAATATCAAAAGCTCAAGGAAAATTAACACAAAAATCAAAAGTTATGCTAGAATTACTAGCTAGAAAAACAAATCAAAAAATGAGGTATTGGAACCACAATGACAAACTTGATTGCTTCCAATCCGGTTTACTAGATATGTTTGCTAATTGGTATAACTTCAACGAAGAGAAAAGTAATAACACGTTTGCTTACTTTACAGAGATATTCAAACGAGGCTCCGCAAAAGGTTTTAATATGCTTCACAGCAAGAAAGGAGACGCAAAAAACTCAATAAAACTAATAAGTATTGAGTCTTCGAATGATGGACAAGGTCTTCATTCTTTGTAATTTTACCTTTCGCCGTTCCTCGTTTAGACTTTTCCTATTTAATATATAGTAAATGATTAAAGAAGAATTTATCACAATAAACGGACATTCAAGAAATCTAAAACACTTCAAATCACTTGGTTATGATATTTCTGTTGGATCACCATGTCAAATTAAGACAATTGACTTAATGCCAGGAACAACTACAGTAATAACTACCATATGTGATTTCTGTTCAGGTGAAACTAGGAATACTTTCAAAGATTATTTTATCTACACTAAGGGACTAATAGAACCGTTTTTCTGCAAGAAATGTAACCCCATAAAAAATAAAAAAACAAGCTTAGATAATTGGGGTGTAGATAATCCAATGAAATCTACAATCGTGAGAGATAAACTAAAAAAGTCTATATTAGATAAGTATGGTGTAGAACATTACTCGAACACAGATGAATATAAAATCAAGTATAAAGAAACCTGTAAAGAAAAATATGGTGTTGAAAATTCTTTTCAAGTAGAAGGATATAAAGAAAAATCAAAAAGTAAAATAAGAGAAAAGTGGGGAGTCGACTACTATCTACAGACAAAAGAATTGAGAGATCACAGTAAAATAGTTAAAGAAGACAAAAGTAAGAAAAGATTTGAAAAACTATTGAGTGATGAATACATCATAAATGAATACACGGATGAAACATTCAAAATAACACACACAATTTGCAATAAAGATCTTATAATCACGAAAAGCCTCTTGAATAAAAGAGTGGAAAGTGGATGTATTGTTTGCACTATTTGTAATCCGATTAATATTCAAGAATCTTATATAGAGATGGAGATCAAAAGCTTTATTAATAGTCTAAATATTGGCGTCACATCTAGAGACAGGAAACTACTAGAAGATAAAGAATTGGATATTTTTTTACCAGATTTAAATCTTGCTATAGAAGTTAATGGTATTTATTGGCATAATGAATTATTCAAATCGAAGAATTATCATCTCGATAAAACTATTAAGTCGCAAGAAAATGGTGTATTCTTAATGCATATATGGGAAGATGATTGGTTGAACAAAAAAGAAATTGTAAAGTCAATTATCAGAAATAGATTATCAAAAATAGATACTAAAATACCAGCTAGAAAATGTCAGATACGAGCTGTTGATACTAAGCAAGAAAAGTTGTTTTTGAATGCTAATCACATACAAGGATGGTCCTCGTCTCAAATTAAACTTGGTTTATACTTTGGGAACGAGTTAGTAAGTCTAATGACTTTTGGTTGGCGCTGGACAAACTCTAAAAAAGAGATGGAGCTTATAAGATTCTGTAATAAAATAAATACATCAGTTGTCGGTGCTTCCTCAAAATTGTTCAAATTCTTCAAAGACAATTATGAGTTTGAAAAGGTAATATCTTACTCTGATTATTCGATATTTGATGGTTCTATGTATAAAAATCTTGGTTTCAATAAAGTGTCTTTATCGGAACCAAACTATTTCTGGGTCGTTGATAAAGTCAGAAGACACAGGTATAACTACTCTAAAAAAAAGCTTGTAGCTCGTGGTTTCGATAAGGATAAAACAGAAGTTAGAATCATGCACGAACAAGGTTATTACAGAGTATGGGGATGTGGACAATGGCGGTGGGAATGGATGAAATAGGTTTTAAATTATTAATATATAAAAATAAAAAAAAATGAAACACATTAAAAATTGAACAGTGTAAACGAAGCAAAAGACTGGGAAATTTCTGAAACATTTCAGGATGTTTCAGAAGCATTCGATATGGTAGATGAAAGATTTTCACTAGTAATAGAATTTTTGAATAAAATAAAAAAGTCAAGGGTGTAAATGAGTATACCGCAGATTTCAAAAAATTAAACGAAAGCTTCTCGGAACTTCGAGAGAAGTTCGAAAAAGAGTTTGATTCTAAATATGATATATAAAAGAGAAGATGTTTAAATTATATATACTGCGAGTTATTAAATTTGCTCTCATTTCATGGATGATATGAGGGACTTAGACACTTTGATTAAGCGAGAAGATGAAGATGTTGTTATTATTGATAACGCGGGATGCCGACGAAGGTAATGATTATTAAATTATGAGATATTTAAAATTATTTGAAGATTTCAATCAGGAACAATTTCCTGATGTTTTTGACGATGCTTTAGTTCGTGGTGTTAAAATTGACAAAGAAGAATATATTGATGATCCTAAATTAAGGATAGTTTCGACTGGTAATTCATCGGAAAAAAATTATGTTGACTTTTTAAAAAATTATAAAAGTTTAGGTTTACAAGATCCAACACAATCGATTCACTTTTATTTGGACCCAAATGGAGAACTGAAGAGTACGTTAGATTGGTATGGGAACGCTTATAAAGTTATTCCGCAAATAGGAGCTAAGTTTTCATTTAATATTGTATTACTAAATGGTGGATTAGGTACAACTTATTTCTTCAAATCAAGTGTTCTTAGAAAATTTACTGACTTGAGTGATAAGGATTTTAATCCTGATTGGGAAAAAAATGTCGATTTAGATGGTAATGAAACAACCCTTTATCAAAAGTTTTTGATTAAAAATAAAGTTGTTGGTAATCTTACTTATGATGAGCTTTTAGAATTATCAAAAAGTGGTAATCGACCCATGCAGATTTGGACAGAATCTTCTGTTCTACACAAAAAGATTACAAAAGAACCAAAAGAACGAAAACCTTATAAAAACAAACCTCTGTTAACTAAAGAGGATTTTGAAAAATTAGGAGTTTTGCCGCAAAAAATAGGAGAATTTTATCAATCTGACTTCAATAAAAACATTAAGAGATTACAAGATAGATTGATAGAGAATCCAAGTAAATTTGATTTATTCAGAGAAGAAGCTTTAAGATTGTTAGGAGTCTGGAGTAAAAATCAAATTTAAAAGCTTTTCAGCCTTCCGAGTAGTGAAAGATTATTTGGAAGATAAACTAGAAATGTTTTAATTAAAAAAATAATTAGTGGATAAATTAAAAAATTATTTTGAATCTAAAAATCAATGAAATACTTACAAGTTGAGACTTTTGAAAAGCTTCCCCCCATGCATCATTCAATATTTCTTTATCGTCGATCATTTCACTGCCGTTCATAACTATGCTTTTTTGCTTGGAAAGTATCTAACACTACCAATGACAATAGATTCGATCTCAAAGCCGTCTTCTGTTTTCATGTATGTTCTTTTAGATATATTTGTTGTCCATACTATACCGTCTACTACTACTGTGTTTTCGTCAATTCTTTTAAAGCTCTTCATTATTAATTTTAATTTTTTCTTCTGATGCTTTCTTTAATGCAGAAGCGATTACTTGGTGCATATCATAATATTTATAATCAGCTAGTCTACCACCAAAAATAACTTCATTCTCTTTATCCATCAGTGATTTATATTCTGAGAATCTTTGATTGTTCTTTATATCATTAATTGGATAGTAAGGTTCTCCTGAGCTCTGGGGATACTCGTGTGTGATTATTGTAGTTTTACTTTCCAGGAACTCAAAGTGCTTATGTTCGACCACTCTTGTATATGGTATTTTCTCTTCGGTGAAATTTATGATAGCATTCCCCTGATAATCTGGAATCTCAAGGTGTTGTGTTTCGAAACTCAAACTTCGCCACTCTAGTTTACCAAATTGGTAACTAAACCATAAATCTGGTGCACCGGTATAAACAATCTTTTTAGCGATTGATTTGAAATAATCTTTGTTTTCGAAATAATTAGTATTTAGTCTTACTTCTATACCACTAAGGAGCTTTTCGAATATCTGAGTATAACCTCCAATTGGAATACCTTGATATTTATCAGTATAATAATTATCATCGAAAGTCAGTCTGATTGGTAGCCTTCTGATTATTGATGCCGGTAATTCCGATGGATGTTTACCCCATTGCTTAGTAGTATAACCTTTTATAAAAATATCATAGATCTCCCATCCTACTTGTGAAACAATCCAATCTTCTAGATTTGTAACATTAGTTGTAGGTTTCCTTTTCGTTTCGAGAAAATCTTTAGCCTCTTGTGGGGTCTTGATTCCAAATATTTGATAGAGTGTAAATAGGTTTATAGGAAAAGAATAAAGATTATCTCTATAATTTACTTTTGGTCTATTAATATAGTTATTAAAAGTAGCAAACTTATTAATCCAAGTCCATATTTTTTCGTCAGATGTATGAAAAATATGAGGACCATACTTGTGTATGTTTATTGAATCGACATTTTCAGTAAAACAATTTCCTCCGATATGAGATCTTTTATCGATTACAAGACATTTTTTTCCTATATCGGTCATTTCCCTTGCGAAAATAGATCCGAAGAGACCTGATCCTATAATTAAATAGTCATACATATATGACTTATATTATTTAATTGGACAATGTGTTGCGGAATAAACAAAATTATTATTAGTAACGAGATCAACTCCTAACGACTTTGCTGCTACTTCTATGTCAAGTAAGCACTCTTTATCACTACCACCGACGATTACAACATGCTCACCTTTTATTTTTCTAAAAAGGTTATAAAGCTTTATAGGAACATGATAGTATTTGTGATTGTTGCCTATATAAACTAACATTGTGCCTTCAGTTGTTTTGAACATATCACCTCTTTTCATCGAGCCGTTGTTTTCCTTTTTCTTCATTAGTTGATATGTTTTATCACTCAATATTTTTTTGAAGAAATCAACATTTACATTATAGTTATACCTTTTTTCGATTCTTAATTTTTCATTTGGGAAATCATAAATATCATTCAAGTCTGGTATCTCTGGTTTGGGCTCATAAAGGTAATCTTTATCTACATTAGTTCCCTGTACATGGTTGTCCCAAATCTGGTAGACATTTTCAAAACCACTCGCATATTCTTTGAGTTGCTTTAGATAATTATCTGTGAAATATTTTTTAAATGATTTTTGAACATCGACTATTATCAAGTGTGACTTCTTTTGATACTCTTCGAAAATTTTAATATGTTTCATATTTCTATATATTAAAAAAAGGCACAAAAAAACCCGAAGTTTTTGCTTCGGGTTTAATTATTTATTAGAGGGGTAGTTCTTCATCTCCTTCTTCTTCCTCTTGAACCTCTTCAAATTCTTCTTCTCCTTGACCCTGTGGTTGAGCTTGACCCTGTGGTTGAGCTTGACCCTGTGGTTGAGCTTGACCTTGTGGTTGAGCTTGACCTTGTGGTTGAGCTTGTCCCTGTGGTTGAGCTTGACCCTGTGGTTGAGCTTGACCTTGTGGTTGAGCTTGACCTTGTGGTTGAGCTTGTCCCTGTGGTTGAGCTTGACCTTGTGGCTGAGCTTGACCTTGAGTTTGTGCTTGACCTTGCATATCGGTCTGTGCTTGAACCTGAACTTGTCCTTGACCTTGTGCTTGTCCTTGTGGAACGCCACCAAATAGAGCACGTGCATCAATCTTATTAATGTCTAATCCTTGTTGTAGAACATATTTAACAAGTTCTTCAGCAACCAATTGATCGGAATAGAACTGTCTTGCGTTTTTATCAATA